TTATTCCTGTCTTAGAAGTGTTAGCAGCTATAGCAGAGTTAATTGAATTAGCTAGTTTAGCTGCTGTTACTGCATCATCTGCAATACGAGCAATAGGTAGTGTACCCGAAGTTAAATCACTAGCACTAGTTGAACCAGCAGTAGCCCAAGCGTTGTCACCTCTTAAAAATGTAGTATTACTAGCTGTACCCGTTGCTGATAACATTGCAATATCAACAGCATCTGTTTGAATTACTGTAGCACCATCTGCTGAAGATACTACATCACCACTATGGTTTGGGTGAGTATATACTGTGTTAGGTGGTACAGCCCACGAGTTGTCTCCTCTAAGAAACGTAGTGGTGTTAGTTGTACCGCCTGCACTTAATTCGTTTAGACCTACAGCATCGTCAGCCATCTCAGAACTACCTACAGCATTTGGTCCAATGTCTGCAATTGTAATTACATTGTCTAAAATCTTAGCTGATGTAATACTATTGTTAGGGATATCATCAGAAGTAACTGGCACACTTGCCGGGGTTTTTCCTATGTATGGCATACTATATCTCCTATGTTATTTCCATTATACTAAGTATAGCGTCTATACCATTTGTTGTATCAGACTTTACTTTAACTATATCGCCTGCTTGTAATATAATTTTATTACCAGACATAATTTCTACAGACGATCCTGCAGGTAGTGGTATTGATTTGACAACATATACGTCATCTGCATTTTCTCCAGAAGAAGAAGCTGTTACTATTTGAACATCAGATGTGACTGATGATCCTTTTACGTTAGCAACTGTGCAACCTATTATTACGGTTGTAGTATTAGAAGGCACTGTATACACCGCAACCAATGAAGCGTCTATGTTAGCCTTTGTTTTTAATTTAAATGTATTTGCCATTTCTATTTCCTATATTATCCAAGAGCAATTGCCATAGCTACTGCGTCTGGCACTGCTGCAATTTGTAAGTCAACATATGCTTTATTAGAAGCATGATTTGCTGATGAAGGGTTTCCGTTTAATACCAATGTTCCAGTCATAGTGCCACCAGCCTTTGGTAGCTTTGCTGCAATAGCATTAGTTGTTGTTGTTGCGTAGTTAGCATCATCGCCTAAGGCTGCAGCTAATTCGTTTAACGTATTAAGAGTTGATGGGGCTGAGTCAGATAGAGCTGCAATAGCTGCATCCGTATAAGCGGTTGTAGCAATCCTAGTTGAGTTGTTAGAAGCTGATTGAGTTGTTGTAGTCGGATTACCAGCTAACGCTATGTTTGAACCTGCCTGAACAGCTGCTTTAATTTCAGCATTTGTTTGATCTGCTGTAGCATTGTTTTCAATATCATTTAACTTAGTATGGTCTGCATTAGTAAAGTTATTTTGTGATAGCTGTCCATCTTGTACTGAATACGTTGAGATAGCTACCCAAGCAGAACCATTGTAATGAAACACAGTATCATTGCTTGTATTAAAATATAAGTCACCTTCATGTAAAGAAGATGAGGGCGCTGAACTAGCTACTCTCCATCTCTCTGCAAAACTATTTACGCCTGCTATATTTGATGCAGTTAAATTAACATTTGAAATAGCACCAGCAACAGTATTAATATTTGTATTATTACCAGCAGCTGTATTAATATTAGATGCATTATTTACAGCAGCACTAATGTTACTTGCATTTGCTACCGCAGCATTAATGTTAGAAGCATTTGATACAGCTGCATTAATGTTAGAAGCGTTAGATACCGCTGAATTAATATTAGAAGCGTTTCCTGCAACACTTGTTACGTTACTAGATATACCAGCAACTGTACTTATGTTACTTATAACGCTGCTTACTGCTAACGTATTCATATCAGATATAACATCAGATACAGCCAAAGCATTTAAATCGCTTACTACATCTGTTGTAGCTAATAAATTCATATCTGCAACAACATCTGTTGAACCAAGAATTGCTAAATCAGCTACGGCAGCACTTGTTCCAAGCAATCCAATTTGTGTAGCTTTGGCTGCAACAGCCCCTATGTCTGAAGCGTCTGCAGCTACAGCATTAATGTTTGATGAATTGTTTGCAACTGAACTTATGTTACTTGCATTTGCTACCGCAGCATTAATGTTAGAAGCATTTGATACAGCAGCATTAATGTTTGATGCATTGCCTGCAACGCTTGATACATTAGCTTTAATGTTTTCTACCGCTGCAACGTCACTTGCTATTCCTGCAACTGTTGAAACGTCACCGGATATTCCTGCTACTGTACTTACGTTACCAGATATACCTGCTACTGTAGTAACATTAGCTTTAATGTTTTCTACTTGTGCAACATCACTTGATATACCTGCAACAGCTGTAACATCACTAGATATTCCTGCTACTGTACTTACGTTAGCTTGAATACCAGATACAACATTAATATGTCCTTGATTAGTAGATGTAGGTATTAATGCATTCCAAGCAGAGCCTGTCCAAGCATACATTTGATTAGAAGAACTATTCCAATACAAAGCTCCTGCTACTAAAGTTGCACTGTCGTTATCTGTTGAAGGAGCAGAACTCTTAGGTCCTAAATATCTATCGTCAAAATTGTCATATGAAGCTGCTGATGCTGTTGCACTAGTAGATGCGGATGAGGCACTACTTGCCGAAGCAGTAGCACTGTTAGCAGCGTTAGTCTCTGAAAGAGCTGCTGCTGCAACTGAATTGTCAATAACAACTTCAGCTCCTGCATCACCTGAATAAAATGAATTTCTTGCCATAGTATCTCCTAAATTGAAGATGAACTAAAATGATGGGTAAAAATACCACCTTTTAAATCCGCTTCTTTTTCTTTTTCATTTAATGCCATAATCTTTCTACCTGTTAATTCATTAAATTTTTGTTCCATTTCTACATCACCTATGAATGTAGAACCTACTGCACAAGAGGAGTAGAGTATGGTTTCATATTCTGTACCTAAAATCCAAGGTATTAATTCAACACCTGCTGTTCCAGTTCCTACACCAGCAGCAGCGGCTTTAAAAGTAGAACCTACTGCGTAAGTAATTGAACTTGTACCAGCAGCAGTATTCCATTGAGATTGTGTAGTATTTCCTAAACTTAATATTTTATAATAGTTTCCAACAACAAAAGCAGTTACTACAGTTGCAGTAGTTGAATAAGTTCCTATCGAGTCTTCTGCTTTGTAATATCTAATACTGTATTCACCGGAAGCTTTTTGCTCGCCTTCGTTATCAGTTATAATAAAATTGTTTAACTCTCTTGTGTAGGCATTCCTAACTTTATTATTAGTAAATGCTCTGGAGTCTATTCTTTTTAAAATAATATCATCGTTTTTGTCACCATCTGTCCAAGTTCCAGATGCTGCTAAACAAAGAGCTCTTGTAGTGTTAGTTGATGGATTCACATTACAAGTTCCTTCTTTGAGGTGTTTCATTTCTATAATTTCTATAAAACCAGCAGGTATTGTTATACTTGAGTTTAAAACAGCAACTGAATAAGCTTCTGTTCTTTCTAAAACAGGAAGTCTTAATACTTCATAAAGTCTAGCTTCTGCTATTTCAATAAATTGATCAAGTTCGTCATTAGTTAAATCTGTTCTGTTTAACCAGCTAGCAATACCAGATCTTAAAGTGACTTGGTTTTTTATTGATGCCATGTTATCTCCTTACGCTGTTAATCATACTACTTGTCAATAAATTAGGGTAGTATTGTTTTATTATATTTGATATCTTAGATAACACATGTTGGTCATTTTCAGACGAATGAATGTCGTATCCAAATCTATTAAGTATATCTACAGCTACTATGTCAGGGACTATTGCTAAACTTCTGTAGTTAGTCTTCTTATTATCGAATGCATTAGCAACAGATCTAGACCTTTGAGCATAATCTAAATAAGCGCTTACTTCTTGTTCAGCTTTGTACTTACCAGTTTGACTATAGTCATAATTAATAGATTTCATAAAACCTCCTTTGAATAAAAAAAAGGGGATCCATAAAGGACCCCCTTATTGGTATTTAATTTCTAATAATTAAGAAACTATTACACCTATACCACTTATTAGCGCAGAACCATGTGGGTTACGACACTCAAGCGTAGTCTCTTCAACCATCATACCTACTGTAGAGTCACCTTTCTGACCTACATCAGTTGTTGAAAGAGAACGCAAGTTAGCCATTGACCACCAAGATGGATCATAAACTATTACGTCAGTAGTACCACCAACTCCATCAGAGATGTCTACACTAGCAGCTAGACCTTGAATAAAGTTAGGAACTACTTTTACGACACCAAAATCTGACTCATAAAGTTCAACAGATTGTCTAAGTGAACCTTTCTCGTCAAGATTACGTCTTGTATTACTACCAGCACCTTGTGCTAATGTTGAGAATGCACGCTTATTGCTTGGAGACATCATTAGTATTGATGCTTTTCCACCTTCTTCGTAAACTCTCTGCATTACTTCATCAATATCTGTTAATGCTAAGACGTGAGTACCCGCTGTAGGTGCTGTGTGAGCAGTTGCTCCATTACCACCAGCTGCACTTTGAAAAGCCGGAGTACTTGCAGAAGCATCCCAGTTATTTTCCTTAGGAACCCATGATTGGTATCCACCCATCTTACGACCAGTGTTATCACCAACTGCGTCAGCAACTCCTGATCCGTTTGTAATTTGCCTAGTACCAATTAATGCGTGCTCTAAGTCACGTTTAAGCTCAGTACCTTTTTTCTTCATTTGATAAGCAAATTCAGAATTACGACCTGCCTTAGAAATTGAATCCAAAGTCTTTGAGACCTTGATCTCTTTAACAAGAATTTGAGAATAGTTTCCAAGTCTAGTTGTAGTTGTTGGTGTATCTGCTGCAGTGTAATCGAGACCTTCAGCTTTAGCATTTGCTACAGGTGCTGCTAATGAGTCGGTTTGCCACTCGTGAAATATACCAGCTGCCTTCTTTGTTCCAATTGATGACAAGAAAGGAGTTTCGTCCCTTGTAATCATCGAGATGAAAGATGCGAGGTCTTCCTTTTTACCCTTCGTATCTTCCGTTTTAAAAATTGCCATTTACAATTTCTCCATTTAAAATGTTAAATTAAAAAGAAAAAGTTTTAGTTGAGCATGTTGCCTGCTAAATTGCCTAGGAACTCGTCCTGTTGATTTTCGCTTGCCCCACCCTCTAACACCTTCTTTCGAAGGCTATCTGCTTTCTCTTTAGTCTTTGCGTTTTTGTTAACAGATTTGTTAGCCTTTACATTTTTAACAGGAGCCTTCTTCCGTTTATTAACGGCAGATTTTTTACCATCTTTAAGATTTTTGTAATCATACATTAGTGCGATTACATCAGGATCAACTACGTCAGCAAAAGCATTAAGACCTAAGTCTCTTACGGCCCAGTTAACAACCTCATCGTAAGTTGTTTCCCATCCCGGTATCTTGCTGTTTAATTGTTCCACTGCTTGTTCTTTATAAGCTTGGAGATTTGCATCTAAAGTCTTTTGTTTTTCTTCTTTTGACTCTTTATCGAGTTTTGAAGCTTGTGACTTAGTTTCTTGTATCTCTCTTGCTTTGACTCTACGTGCTTCTTGCCATTTAGGCAATTCGTACATATCATCATCAGCAATTAGCTGTTGAATTTTCCTATCATACGCTGCTAGTTGCCTTTCTTCGGCATCTACTGTTGTACTTAGGAGTTTAGCATTTTCTTCTTTAAGAATGGTTGAC